TTAATCACCACACTATCATTGGGCGCTTTTACCTCCAGATAGTGATACTGGTTTTTCACTTCTAAGCGTTTTTGTTTGGCTGTCGCAATTTGCTTTTGGGCAATCTGCATCATGGTTTTAAGATTATGTAAGGGGGTAGATGAAATGATAGTCCCAAATATTTTGCGATTATCTTTTTAAAGCCCGTAAAATAGGCACATTCTTTCAAGTTGTAATTCATTTTATCTGCAAATTTTAGGACGCATTTTTTCCTACCACTCCCAAAAGCCGTTTATTTCTCCCAAAAGCCCACTCAAAAGCGATACTTTTTCCAATGTATAAAGAGCCTTTAAACGCCGTATAAAGCGATTTTAAACGGTATTTTATAAGTCGTCCCGCCGTGATGCTTAAAGGCGGGTTATTTGATGAGGTGTGATGGATGTTGAGAAGTTGTAAAAAATATAGAAAGCGACATCTATTTTTTGAGAAAGCGACATTTTAAAAAGACTAAGCGACATCGACTAAGCGACATTTTGCCGTTTAAATATTCTCTATCTTTGATTTATTTGTATAAAGCTGGTAGCTTCTACCTTTTTTTACTCTGATGACATCACCTAGCTCATGCGCAAAATATAAAACATATCTTACGGTCTCGGTGTTATAGTCAGGCAAAAGCGGATATATTTTTGATTGTAAGATTCCTTCATCAGATAAAATAATAGGGTAGGCTTTTCTTATTAACTCGTGATATAGCGGGTCATGATCTGCAAAATATGTCATCATTGCTTTAAACTTTCGCTTCTCTGTTTCAGGAACGCTTTTGTCAACCATTCCGTAAGCTATTTTTTGCAAAAACATTCTTGCTTCGTCAAACTCTTTTCGTTCAAACATCCTTATAAATTCAATAGGAATATCAAGAGAAGTATTCTTTGGTTCAGCTCTTTCAATCACTTCTACCACAACATCTTCCTGTTTAATTCTATGCGTCTTCTTTTCAATATTTACTGATGCTTGTTTTTCTTCCTTGGCTTTTTGTTTTCTGATTTTTTCTTGCTCATCAAAATAATCAAAGTATTCTTTGAGCGTCATTTTTTTGCCGAGAGCTTTTTCGGCTTTCTTTTTCTCAATGATATTCCAATAAATACCAGTTGCAACAACTAATATTAAAATGATAAATATCCAACCCATATAATCCTCCTTGCTTTAGCTTTTTAAAATAGTTTTATTTTGCATCTAACAACACCTATAATAGAACATAGTTCTAGTTTGGCGATGGAGTCAAAGACGATAGGTTTGTACTCTGTGTTTTCACTCTCAAGTGTGAAGAACTTTGAGAGAGGGATTTTGTTTAGTCTCTTCACATACAACTCTCCTTCTATATTTGCTATGACCGTGTCGCCGTTTTTAGCATCGGCTCCGTTTTCTATAATAATGTATTCGCCATCACGGATGGATGGGAGCATAGAGTCGCCTATGACTCTGATGATGTCTAAGCGGTCAAACTTCTTGATGCCGAGCACCTTTTCTAAAAAGTTGCGGTCGAACTCCATCTTTGTGGGATGATAGTCGTCGTTGGTCGCTCCGTATCCAGCTGAGGCATAGATGTCATCGTAAAAATTGAGCGAAATCATATTCTGTGATGATATAGTCTCTATATTTTCATCATCTTTCAACTCTTCTTTTCCATACATAACATATTCAATTGATACATTACCCAAACGGGCAACTTTGGCTATAACTTCCGCTGGTGCTTCCCTCTTTCCGCTCTCATATCTAAGGTAAGTTGTCTTAGGAACATCTATCTTTTTACAAAAATCATCCTGCGAAAACCCCATTCGGGTTCTAATTTCTTTAAATTTATTATCCATTTGGCTATTCTCCCTTGACAAATGTTTCCCGTTTGGGCTATAATTCATTTCAACACTTGAGGAAATTATATCATAATTTACCCAAGCGGGGTTCTTTTTACAATTTGCGGTGTGCCTGAGGCTTAAAACTACGACTTGCACCGCCGTCTTGATGGGATATGCCAAAAGAGATGATGTCAAATGATTGGGGCTGGGGATAGAGCGCCTAATCACCGATGCTTACATGTAAGCCCATTTTAGGGTGGGTTTTCTTGTGGGTGTGAACTCAACTATATAAAGGAGTTTGGTATGGAGTGCGTTTTTAATGGCTTTGTTGCTTTTGTGGTTGCCTATTTATTTGGGTATTGGATGGGAAGGGAGATAAAGAAGACTTGGGACATCAACAATCCGCCTAAGCAATAAATTTACATTTTTGTCCATCATATAAGAAAAGCACTCAATATCCATAGATAAATCCTTTTTTCAAAATTATAGCCAAAAGGGATTTTTGTATGTATGAAAAGGAGAAAGAGACAATGAAACAACATGAAAGCTTGCGAGCTTACTTTGTAGATAACTGCATAAACCTCAGAGCGTTTAGCGAGAAGCACGGGCTTGACCCTACGACACTTTCAAAGGTGCTCAACGGGAAGCTCAAGTGTGAGGTAGATAGAGACGGACTGGAGGGCAAGACGGCTAAGGTTGCCAAGGTTCTTTGGGATGTTGGGGCGTGGAGCGGTGAAAAACCCAAAATACTCCAAAAGATAGAGAACGAAGCGGGGGGGGTAACACCTCTAAAGATGAATAGCTAAAAAGGAGATGTGATGTATGTAGAGACAAAAATCGCATCGGTGGTTTATGGGGTTGATGTCAAAGCATTGAGAAAATCAGCTGAGCGCAACTCCGACAAATACACTTACCGCTATATCGACGGTGTGGGCAGAGGCGGAAAAAAACTACTTATCAAAGTTGACGAGGTCGAGCTTGCAGTCGCAATCGACAAAGGCGAACTTGAGGAGTCAATCACTATTTATGAAGAGCTGCCGGACGGCGGTCTTGGAGAGGTAGCTTGGAATGACTTTAACAGCGAACCAAAAGAGATAAGCATCAATGAAGAGCCTGAGCCAAAAGCGAAACCGAAAGCGGACAAAGAGGTCAAATACTTTGAGCTTAACGAAGAGCAAAAGCAAGAGGCAAACGAACGACTCCGCATCCTCAAGGACTGGGAAGAGTACAAAAAAGAGGGTGTGAGTACCGCTAAATTTTGCGATAACAAAAACCGCTTTGATCCTACACTAAAAATCAGCGAGCAAAAGTTGTATCGCTGGCAAAGAGACTATAAAGAAAAAGGCATCGTCGGGCTGGCTGATATGAGAGGCAAGGCAAGAGCGGGAAAAACAACACTCAAGCCTTGGATGCAAGACTTTTGCCTTCAACAATTCAGAGCATTTGGAGCCGGAGGGATAAATTATCTTCAGCTTTGGGATGCGCTGCATGAGGAGGCTAGTCGGCGGGGCGAATGTGATTATATGAAGTTCCTCAAAAAAGAGCAAAAGCCTCTATGTGACTACGGCACTATCAAACGCTATATCGACAACTACTATAAAGACAATCGGCTTGAATATGTGATGGTGACGCTGGGTGAGGACAAGGCAAAAAGCTACTTGCAACCGGCAATGGGCAATCAAAAAGAGCTCATCATCAGACGCAATCAATGCTGGCAAGTTGACTCATCGCCTCTTGATGCGATGGTTCGAGAGTCTGAGGGCGGTGTCGCATTTAGACCAAACATCCTCTCAATCGTTGATGTGTTCAGCGGTCGAAGCGTGATGAGCTTGGAGAGAACATCAAACGCTCTCTCGCTTGTCCGTCTGATATGGAAAGCTCTTGAGAAGTTTGGAAAGCCTGAGTTTATCAAGGGCGACAACGGAAAAGACTACTTGTCGAAACAGTTTCAAGAGCTGCTCAACGGTCTTGGTATCGACTACGACAGAGCGATTGCTTATGCCGGTGATGAGAAGGGATTTGTCGAGAGACATTTTAGAACCGTACAGCATAGCGGCATCAGCTTTACACCAGGATACATCGGAAACAGCTTGGCAAAGCGTGAAATGATAGAGCAAAGAACGCCAAAACGAGACCGAAAAGCAAAAGACCAGTTCGGCAATGTCAAGAAGACGAACCAACTGCACCTTTTGACATTCGAGCAAATGAAGATGAGGCTTGATACTGAGGTCGCCAAATGGGACATCATGCGCATCAGACGCAAAAACGAGTCGCCGATGGATAGATGGAACTCAGACGATACAGCAATCAAAAAGGTCGCTTATGAGGAGTTCATCTTGTATGCGGGTGGCGCAGAGATACGAACGGTCGCCAAAAAAGGTATCGAATACGAAGCGTTGCGCTTTGTGGGAGACTCACTGCCTCCAGTCGGTACCAAAGTGGTGGTCAGAGAGAACATCGACAACGCTCAAGAGATATTTGTTTTCGACTTGAGCGGGAAGTTTATCTGCCGAGCCTACGACAAAGAGATTGCTCACATGTCAGCAGAGCAGTACAAGGCGGTCAAAAAGGTTTTCAAAGAGGAGATGCGCCAAGTCAGAGGCGTTATCAAATCAGCGGAGTTCAGTGCCTTTACACGGCTTGCAATCGAGGACGACTTCGAGCGCATGCTGGAGGAGCACAAAGAGTCGCTTAAACCTCAAAAGATTGAGGCGGTCAATAGTGATGTCGTCGCAGATGTCAGAGAGAAGCTGCGAGAGCAACGAGAGGTTGACAGCATAAAAGAGCGTGTCTTTGACATCGACTCAATGATGATGCCAAACAGCGAAAAGCGAAACAAGCTGAGCTGGGACAGCGTCATCGAGCGAGCGGTTAATTGGAGTTGAATTAACAGACTCTCCCACGGGAGGGTCGCTTAATCCAACAAATAAAAGGAGAAAAGATTATGGATTTACGGGATCAAGTTTTAGAGTTTTTAGAAGCTCAGGGGATTAGTCAAAATAGGTTCGCAAAGACAATCGGAGTTAATCCGGCTTATTTGAGTGGGTATATGCAGCAAGGAGATGATTACCAGTACAAAGATAAAGTCATCGCCCCTGCTAAAACATACATCGCAAATTATATCGAAAAGACAAGCAAAAGAAAAGAGTCTGAGCTTGAATTTGTGATGACAAGAGACGCAAAAAGCGTTTTTGCAGTCATAGAGTGGGCGGTGATGGATGAGGATATGGCGGTCATCGTAGGCAAAGCCGGAACGGGCAAGAGCCGAACGCTCAGAGAGTTTGCAAAAAATCATCCTGAGTGTATCTTGATAGAAGCGACAATCAGCACAACGGCAAGAGACCTTTTCAAAAAGATTGCTGAGCTGCTTGGATCTCAATACAAAGGAAGCCTCGACCTTACGGTGCGAGAGTGCGCTTCAATACTTCAAAAAAGCGAGAAATTTATCATCATCGACGAGGCAGAGCACTTGCCTTATCGGGCTTTGGAGCTACTGCGACGGATGTATGACTTCTCAAAAAGTCCACTGGTACTTGCCGGTACGAAAAAGCTAATAAAGAACCTCACCGGCGGCGAGAGTGATTATGACGAATATGAGCAGCTCAGCTCAAGGGTTGGGGGCAAGTGGATACTTCAGGGGCTTACTTATGCCAAAGAGAGCGAGGGTAAGGTTGTCGAGGTAGATGACGACATGAGGGCGGTCTGCAAGCTCTTTGGAATAAACGACATTGCCACTGCAAAAACAATCAAGCAATTTACAAAAGGGAACTTCAGAAAAACGGAAAAGCTGCTCAAGCGTTCTGAGAGGTTGGCGAAGAGCTACGGCACAGAGATAACGAAAGATGTCATCGAGACTGCGGTCGAAATGCTACTACTGAGATAAGGAGACCAAGATGATGTTTGTCGGAACTGATGCAGATGGAGTGACTCACATAGTCATAACGGATGACCCAAAGGTACTCGAAGAGTTTGCCAACTTAGTTGAGCGATACGAATTTGTCACGGGGGGGGGTTCAAGATGCTTGAGCTGATAGGAACCGGAGCCGTTTGCTTTATGCTTGGCTGGATTGGTTGTGAGATATGGATGGAATATAAGAAGAGAGGGAGATGGAAATGACTGCGACACGACTTGGAAACGACACTTTGTGCATCAATGAGGGTAAATTCATCGTCTCTTTGAGCGTCGATGAAGCCAAAGAGCTTGCACGGCAGCTGGTCAGAGAGACTGGCATGCCTCTTTCGGAATTGCTAAGACAGCACACCGGAGGAGACCAAGCGAGAAAGCTGCGAGCGATTGCGGCTTATGGGGATAAATAAGCGTTGCTAAAGACCGTCAAGGCGGTCTTTGTGGAGTGCTTACACTCACAAATCAGGTAAAAAAGGAGAGCAATGTCAATCAGGATTATAAGAAAAAACAAAGATAGCTTGCCGGTCGCATTGAAATACGGCTTTGTGTGCAAGAAGTCGTTTTGTGACAAGCATCAACTTTCGGGAGAACGGAAATGATGAAGTTTGGCGCAATATCTGCCGCAGTCATGGCGGCTTTAGGATTTGGAGCAAGGGTCGCAGAGACTCCGACACTCAAACCGCAAAAGAGTTTTGGACTCGTCAAAGCACCGGCAACAAAAGGCAAACGCCATAAGAGCCAAAAAATCAGGTCAAACAGACGCAAAGCAAAGATGAGGAGCTGAGATGGATTTAGTAAAGCTTGAAGCCAAAGTGCTTGAGATGGTCGGCAGACCTTTTACCGTTTCAACGCAGTCGCTATACAAAAACAAGCGTCTGTTTTTGAGAGTTGAGCCTGAGGGTGATGCTGAGTCGATTGACTTTGTGATCTACGGTGAAAAGTGGGAGCAAATAGAGGTGGAGTTCTTTGAAGAGCTCGAAAAACAAATCAAACCTAAGGAGTAAGAATGGCTTTAACTGATGAAAAAGGCTGGTGGCTCAATAATCGTGGTGAGGCGGTACATAAAGACCTTGTCAGGGTCAATGAGCAGTTGAGAGATGAGATGGTTGAGGAGCTTATTGGTGATGCCAAGCAAATATCAAAAAGCATCTTGGATTTTAAAGGGTATTCAGGTGAAAAAATAGATAGCTATTTTGGGCTTTTGCTTCAGAATTACGGCATTGACGAAAAGGCAAAAACTAAAAAAGGGAATATCACCCTTGAAAACTTCTCAGGTACAAAAAGAGTCGAGGTGAGAGTCTCTGAAACATTACACTTTGACGAAAAAATACAAATCGCAAAGCTCAAAATTGATGAGTATTTGATGGATGTGACAAAAGACTCTCCTCCTGAAATAATCACCTTGATTACTAGGGCGTTTGAGGTTGATAAAGAAGGTAATATCGACTCAAAGAAGATTTTTGCTTTGAAAAGTTACGACATCAAAGACCCAAGGTGGATTGAAGCGATGGAGATTATCGATGAGAGCAAAAAAATAGCATACACAAAGAGCTATATTAGGTTCTACACCAGGGACAGCATAGAAGACACATGGAAGCTCGTGCCTATTGATATGGCAGCGGTGTAGTATGAAGCCATACATAGGAACTTCAGCAATCAAGAGAGCTCATATTTATCGGGCGCATATCATAAAAAAACTATCACAAAAAAGGAGCTAAACATGCCAAAGTTTGGAGAAACATCAAGGAGTCGTCTTGACACATGCCATCCCGATTTGCAAAGAATTTGCGAGAGAGTTATTGAGGTCTATGATTTCAGCGTCCTCGAGGGCGAAAGAACACTAGAGCTGCAACAAAAGTATTTCAAAGAGGGAAAGAGCAAGCTTGACGGTGTGAACCAAAAGAGCAAGCATCAGAGCAAGCCGAGCAACGCCGTTGACATCGCTCCTTATCCGATTGATTTCAACGAAAAAGAAAAGGCTCGAGCACGGTTCTATCATCTTGCCGGTTACATGTTCATGGCAGCAGCTCAGCTCAAGCGTGAAGGAGTCATCACGCATGAACTCAGATGGGGCGGTGACTGGGACAGCGACAAAGATTTTGCAGATCAAAGCTTTGACGACTTGCCACACTTCGAGCTCGCATAAGTTTAAAAGTCCGTTTAACACTGTTTAAACGGACTTAAAACGCTTTTTAAAGTCTCCAAATAGCTTGGTGACTTTCAAGATCGTTTATAGGAGAGAGAATGGATTTAGGAAAACCAAACGCAAGATTTTTAACGGCAAAAGAAAAAGCGGCTCTTTGGAGAGCACTCAAAGAAGGCAAAGCAAAAGTGATCCCTATTAAGCATTCAAGGAGACCCCATGCAAAGCAAAACTGAGAGTCTTATCGAGAGCTTGCTGAACACTGCAACCGGCTTTTTGCTTTCCTTGATACTTGTCAATGTCGTGTTGCCTCTTTATGGGTTCCCTGTTAAGCCTGGTCAATCTTTGGAGATAGTGACTATCTTCACGGTCGCATCTGTCGGTCGCTCATACTTATGGAGGAGATTTTTCAATAAAAAGGCTAAACGAATGGAGGCTAAAAAGTGAATAATGTTTTTGAATATCTACAAACGCTCAAGCTGCAAGATACACACTTCAATGCAGAGGTTGAGTTTTTAATCCCTGACTTTTTACCAAAAAAGCTCATTACGATGTATTACGCTGACGGAGGCAATGGCAAGAGCTGGCTTGCTCAAGGTATTACAAATCATCTTCTCGATGAGAAAAAGGTCAAGATGTTGACCTATATCGACTTTGACAATCCAGTGAGCATCTTGAAAGACCGAAATATTTATGATCTGCTCATCAAAAAGCATAAGAACTTAAATTATATCCAACGCTCAACGCTTAATATGCCGCCGTTTGACTTACTTCTCAAGCTTGAAGAGCACGCTTACAATGGAGCTTATGAAGATTGCGTCTTTGTGATTGACAGTCTGCGAAATGTTGTTGACATCATGCACGACGGCAAGGTGATGAGAGTGATGGATGCCTTAATGAATATCAGGGAAGCCGGAGCGACAATCGTGCTCTTGCATCATAGCAACAAAGACGGTCGAAACTATCAAGGCTCAAACAACATCAGAAACTCTATCGACTGCATGTACAGACTCGATAAGAGACCGAGCCAAGAAAACGAGATTAACTTCTTGCTTGAGGTGCAAAAAGAGCGTGCCGGTATCAAAGACCGAGCGTTTTGCGTGAAGACAAAAGAGCTGAGCTTGCAAGAGATGGATTTTGACATCGCTTGCATGAACGAATATGAGCTCGAGTTTGTCGAGAAAGTTAAAAAGGCTCTCACGCTTTACAAAGAGGGTTTAAACAAAACAGAGCTGCTTGAGAATACCGGACACAAAAAAGACGACAAGACTGCAAGAGACACGCTGGATAAGTTCACCGATAAGTTTTGGAAGTCCAAAAAATCGGGCAACAAATATGTTTATAGTTTGGGTTGATACAACCTTTACAACTTCTACAACTTCTAAGTTGTAAAGGTTGTAGATGTTGTATGCCCCTGAGCTACAACTTGAAAGGATAGACACATGACACCGAAACAAAAAGAGCTAAAAAAGCACCTTATCAAAGTGTGCCACACACTTAAAAACAGTAAGTTTCCTGATGATGAGACCCGAAAAGATTATCTCTTTGTCACATACGGCAAGACATCAATGAGCGAGCTTACCATCGATCAGCTCAAAGAGCTTGCAATTTTCCTCGGTTATGGAAGGGTTGCTAAAGAGAAAAAGCCTTTTATCAAAGACAAGAGCGAGAAGACAACCATCAACGCAACTCAAGGTCAGATTGATACTATCGAGGGAGTTTGGTTTCGCATTGCAAGAGAGAAGACGGATTTTGCACTCAGAAACTATATCCATCGCATCACGGGACAAAGACCGCTTTATTTACGCTTTTTAAGTCGCACGGATGCTCAAAAGGTTATTACTGGACTGCTCAAGATGCAAGATGAGTGGAACAAAAAGAGAAATGATGTAGATTTTAAAAGTGGAGAGTGAGACCTGCCAATCCCGCTCCCCTAAGTAATAGAACTGCCAATTATATCACAGGAGGAGTTAAGGAATGGTTACAACCGTGGAGCTATTTGAAGAGTTTTTTCAAAAAATCAAAGAGTGCGACTCTATAACCGACATTTACAAAGAGTTTGGTGGCAGTTCTATTTATGTGCCTTCTTATAAATCCGTATGCAGAAACGAAGAGATATTGAACGAATACGAAACCATGCTCAAAGACGGGAGGTATAGCTCGGGTATCATCCGTCGTCTTGCCTCAAAATACGACTTGTCTGTCTCTCAAATATATGCTATTACAAAAGACATCAGAGAGCCTTCACTTTTTTAACTCCTCAGGCTCTCGGCATGTTGCCGAGACTAAGGCGATTGCGGTCGCTTTAGCTTGTCAATTGCAATTTTTAGGTAAAATTCACAAAAAGGATTATCCATGGGAAAGTATAAAATGTTTGCCGCTTTTGCGGTTGTGTTGGCGTTGTCAGGGTGTAACGACTATGCCCAAAAGAAGATAACGGCTCAAGAGTACGGCGAAAAATGGGCGTTTACATCCAATGAAGCAACTATCAAATGCTACAAAGATGGAGATATAAAAGCACCAGTAGTTGTCATCAATGGAGTAAGCTACGGATTGACTGGCTATGCAGATGCTAAATACGGTCAAAACGATGTCAAAGCTCTAAACGAACACTGGAAAAAAGATACAAGGTCTGGTCGTGAGGGGCTGATGATTGACCTTGGTGCTATAACCAACGACGCAAACAAGCTTTGCGAGGAGTTGTGATATGAGCGTTAAACTTGCCTAGAGCCTATTTTAATAGGCTCTCCACCTCTGCTTTTGCTTTTTCGGTTTTAACGCTCTGCTGAGCTGACAGCTCATTTAACTTCTTATCATACGCTTTACCGGCGTTGTAATTCCAACCTTCATCCGCAAATCCTACTTTCGCCACATCCGGCGTGACTCCAAACTTCTTGGCTTTTGATGCTGTAATAGCATAAGCCTGACAACGACAGTTGAACCCGTTTGGAGGATAAAAACTATCCCAAAACTTATCATCTATCGGCAAAACCTTACCGTGCATCATTGCGTGTGATGGACGAGTATGATTGTCTAAAATTGCAGAGTACCTCAAATAAGGAAAGTCCTCTTTTGTTTCTTGCATTTGCTTCCATGATCCAATGGATTTTGCTTGGTGCATATTGGTCTGATAAACTGTCTTGACTCTAAAATCGCTCCAGCCTTTTTGCTTCCAAATCTCCTTTGTCTGCTTTTTCCACTCCGCAAACCCTTGTCCCTCTTCCAGTGCCTTTTTGATAGAACCGAATACAAACTCAAGCTCTGAGCTCTTGGTGAGTTCGCTGACTGTAAAAGCGAAGACCTTTGCGTCTTGCTCAAGAGCTGCAAACTCTTCCGGCGATAAAAGCAGCTTTTTTACAAAGTATTCAATCGCCTCATTGGGAGTGACTTTGCCAAAGTTAATCATCTTTGCTCATCCCATAAAGCTCAGAGATAAGGATTGCTTGCTCGATAGTCTTTTGATCCACATTCTCAAGCGAGTCCAGCGCATTAAGCAAATCCTCAAAGCTCTCTGATTTATCAAGCAGCTCAATAAAGTTTGACTTGCTCAAGCTTGCATTTTCGAGAAACGATGAGACAAGCTCGTCAAATAGTATAGCTCTTGCCGCTGCTTTTTGCTCGTCTGTATCTGTTTTATTCGCTATTAAATGGGCTTTAAACGGTGTTTTGTTTGCCGTTAGCGTTTCTTGTTGTTGCACCTCTTCGACTGTGATGTTGTAGGTCGCTTCGATGTATTCCTTGGTCGGTCGGTATCCCATGTCATAGATTGTTTTGTCTCTCGTTGCAAGCTCAGTGCGTGGGTCATCTTCATCTTTTAGTATCACATACATTTCGTCAGTGATACCGTTGACCTCTTTGAAATAGCCTATCGCACGATTTAAAACATGCTCAAGTATTTTTCTGTCCGCATTTGCTAAATCCTCTCTGATTTCGTTGTGAACCTGAGTTGCTGCCAAAGAGCCTGAGCTGACATTGCCGGTGAGATTGCCTCCGAGTATCGCACGATTGATCTGTGAGTCGCAGTAGTCAATGAGCTTGTCAAAGTCGCCTTTGTTGGAGCTTGGATGGATGAGCTCTATTTTCTCATCAGGGTCGATGACCGCTGTGTCTCCGCTGAGCATTGCGTTAATCTCATTTGCCAACTCGTCTGCGTCAGAGTCGGTCTTACCAATCGCCCACGGGCTCCCGAACTTCTCAAGGAAGCGAACCCAAAACTCCATCGAAGCATTTTTGAGCTTGACCGGAAAGTAAATCTTTGCAATCGTTCCATCGCCGTAAGGCTTATTGAACCGTTTGCGATAAGTAGCAGTGATTATTTTGTACTCAGGTATATCATAGAGCGTGCCCTGGTTTCTCCATTTTAAAACGCCCTCGCTGTCATACACAAAGGTGCGATAATCTCTTTGGACGAGTTCCGGCAAATAAAGACCGTCTTTGAGCTTCCAGTTGATTTCAAAGACATTAAAACCGTACATGTAAGTGTCGAGAATTTGAGAGATGACATCCGGTGTGAATACCTCCTCAAGAGCTGCTATGTGTTTATCATTTTTGCTGACAATCTGAAGCTCTTTTTTTTCGGTTACGCTTTTGCGGCTTTCGTCTGCTTGAGAGACGCTTAAATCCCTGATGATTTTATCCATCTGCTCGTCGGTTAGCCCTCCGATTATAGATGAAGTGTCAATCGAAAAAAGCTGCTCGACGAGACTATTGTTTGAACTTACAAGTCTGCTCTTTTTGTTTGCATCGACTTTATTTGAGAAAAATCCCTTAAACATCTTAATCATCCATCACTCCTGGTCGTTTTCTAATTATTCGGTTTGTCCGTTTTTTCTTTTTGTTCTTGCTCTTCTCGAGCTTGCTGAGCTTATAGGCTCCATGTAAACTATCGGGTGCGTCATCGTGCTCTCCTTCAGGGAACTCCTCAAGCTGCTCAATGAGAAGCGTGTGACTCTTGTGGAACATGATCTCGCCGTTTTCAATCGGAAGCTCAAGCTCCTCAATCCTCGCCTCTTTGTTTTGATAGTTGTCAATCCCTCTGAGTGGTAAGTGTACTCCGGCATCAAATGCCGCCTCAAGCATCCAGCTCTTGAGGAAAAATTGACCGCCATTCGTCTCAACACCGATAATCTTGCAGCGGTAGAGCTGCTGAAGGTTGATGACAGTGTTGATAATCTCTCTTGCTGGCATGACTTTGACTTTACTCTCAAGAACATAGCCTTTGCGCTCAATGTCTTTGATACCAAGAACGGTGATTGCTGTGTAGTCACTTTTCTTTTTTTCTCCAGCTGGATCAACCCACATGATATGCCGGTCGCATTTTGGAGCGGTGATATAAAAGTGCATATTCTCTTTTTTGAACTTTTGTGCCTCACCGAGAGGATTATTCATTTGCTCTTTGTTGAAGGCTTTTGGGTTTTCAGCTCTGATTTGCATGAGCTTATTGATCGGGAGAGCTTCTTTCCAAAGAACCTCTGCACCCTCGTCCATTTCGGCTTTATGCTTGAGATAGAAAGCCTCTGCCTCATGCGTTCCCATATTTTTGTAAAGAAAGCCGTATCTATCCCATAAGTCTATTCGCTTTGGAAAAGTGATAACAGACTGAAACTTTTTAGGGTTCCAAAACTGAAGCTTGAGCTTTCGTGCGAGTACGCTGTCTCGGTGTAGAATGGTTCCGATGTAAAGAATATCCATCGACCTATCGGCTGAGCCTAAGTTCAAGACTGCTTCGTCCAGCCACTCTTCAAGCTTGTCTCTTTGAGGTTTGCTTCTTACATTTGTGTCGTTCTCAAGGTCGTCAAGGATTGTGAGGTCGGGTCGATATACGCCGAACTTCACACCCCTGAGCCTTTTGCCACTACCAAACGCCTTGAACTTGACACCATTACGAGTGACAAACTCTCCGACTTTCCAGCTAGTACCTACACCGCAGACATCAGGAAAGTCAGCTTTGAGGTTTTCGTTATCCTCAAGCTCGACCTTGATTGCTTCAAGGTTTCCCTCTACCAGTTCGACTGCGTCTGAGATTTCGACAATAAAGCGTTTCTTTTTGTATGCCGCACACCATAGAGGGAAGAGCTGCGATACATAAGTCGTCTTTGCATGACCCCTCGGTGCAGCGATAGCGTTCTTGGTTCCCTCAAGCGTTGTCGTAATCTCGACAAACTTCTCCTCAAGGTATTCGTGCAGCGCATTTTTACCAGGTATGCTGAAATAGTGTGGGAAGTAAGTCTTTGCCCAAAATCCAAAATCGTGCTCACCTCTTGCAACACGCTCGTCTCTCGTTTTTGGGTCAAGTGTGGCGTTGCATAGGATTTGAGCTCTCAGCTCCTCTTTGAGGTCATCCAACCAATCAACAAAATCTTTGCGTGTCAGCTTTCGGATAGTCTTCTCATCCTTGCCGTCAAGCTCATAGCTGAGTCGTGTCTCCTCTAAGAACGAGTCCAGCTCTTCTTTACTAAACAACATCAATCGTTCCTAAGCTGTCGGTAAATTCTTTGCTGCCAAGCATGTCAACCATCTTCTCAATGCACTTTTTGTCGCCGGTGTTTTTAAACTCTCCAACGATGAGCTGCACGACTCTTTTTGCGATTGCGAGTTTATAGCTCTCAGGGTCTTCAAAACTTGCCACTTTTTTCATTTTGGCAAATGAGTCTCCAAGCTGAGACAATGCAGAGGCTTTCTCGTTTGCTTTCAAGCTCGACTCATTTATCTCTTTGACTGCGAGATACATTTGCTCGATGAAGTTTTGATAAATGACGACTTTGTCATCGCCACGCTTATTCAGATAACCGGCAGCTCTGAGCTCATCCCAATCACCGTCCTGGCTTTTATAGTTTTTAATGGTCTTTGCATTCTTTGATAATATCTGAGCGATTTTGTCAATATCAAAGCCCTTGAGATAAAGCTCTTTTGCGAGCTCTTTTGTGTTAGTTGTTGGTGCCAAAATGCTTCCTTAGTTGGTTTGTTAAGATTTCGGTTATCTCTTCGTAATCGTCTTTATTGATGCCTAAAAACGCTCTTGCTGCCATCTTCTTTGTGCCGAACTGATGAAATACTCCATAATCAACCGATGCGCCTATCTTGACAAATCCTTTGCCGTTGATGTATGTGACTCTTTTGAGCTGTCCGGTTTCGCCGTGCAGTATTTTTCTGCCTTGAGTCTTCTTTGTCTCTACCTTTCGACGCTTCCATTTGTTACCGTCAGGGTCAATCTCATTCTCAAACCGTTCTATCGTTTGACCGACAACTGCTTGACCTATGCTCTTGAGAGCTCTTGTGAGTGGAGCATCGCCAAAGCGTCCGAGCATTTCAAGACTGGCATTGAGTTCATCGAGTCCGCTTACTTTTACTTCGAGCGTCATTTAAACACCTCTTAAAGACCAGTTAAATCCAAACGCTGGCTATTGTGGACAAAGCTGCGTTTCTTTTGCACTGGACTCTTTGCACCGCTTGTTGTTACCTCTGTCGGTATTTTCTTTGCCGCCATTTTAAGAAGGAGCGACTCGCACTTCTCTTGAACCTCTTTGATTGACTCTTTCGGAAAGCCGTTGCGCTTTTTTAGCTCAATTACTGTCAGGTCAACGGCGATGTCTTTGAGTAGATGCGACGGGTTTGAAGGTATAGTGATAAAAGAGCTAATAAAAGAGATAGTGTCTTGCATACAGTCATCAATAATGCTTTGGTCAATATCGCCGGTCGCATTAACATCGCTTAGCTGTAAAAGCTCTTTTTGAGATACCTCTTTTAGTAGGTCTTCGTTAGTTATCATCTTAGTCCTTTGTGTAGTACCGTTTAAATGCCGTTTAAAATCGCCGTAAATCGTTTAAAATCTTTTTTTGGTATCTTTTATCGTCTTGTGAACGAAAAGGGCTTTTAAGCCCCTTTCTGTTCGTTTTATGCAGTTTGATACTTCAACTTGATTAAAGCACCTGGTCTGACACATACCGGAATAGGTCTTGTTTCGCTCACGATAGAGTATCCACGACCTTTTGGCAGCTCTTCAGGTGTAGCCGTAAAGAATAGCACCGGAGCTTTGTTGAGTGCTTGAGTGTGATTTGCTCGTCCGTAGAAGAGTTTATAAACATCAGCACTGTCAGGTGTTACGATTGCTTCATTTTCGGCAATAAAGCTTTTTGTGGCACCGTTTGCGTTTTTGTACTTCGCAGTGTAAGGGATGAACTTTTTGCCGTGTACCTCAAGGATGCGTTTTTCGCCCTCGCTGATCCACTTAGCTTGACCTTGAGTAAATAGCTCTTCAGTTGTAGCTCTTGCAGCAACGCCACTGATAAATGAACGACTTGCAAGGATTGTATAGCCAACCTCGGTGCCAAGCTCTTCAACCAAAGCGTCATCGATTTCGTTTAGGCTTTGGATGATCGGCTTTGTATTTGTGAAAGTTTTTTGAGCGGCTCCGCTTGAGAACTCAAACAATACATTGCCTTTTCCGTCCATGACTTTTCCGAAAAGCGCACCGACGGACATAAACTCGATAGTTGTCATAAAAGAGTCTTTGTGTTCTTTGACAAGTTCGCCGATTTTTTGAGAGAGAGCTTGAGCTTGATCGTTCGCCCCTTCAAGTGCTTTGATTTCGTTCATATCGCTTGCGCTGATAACAGACTCAAGCGGGAAACGAGGCAGCGTGACAGTCAGCATATAAGTGTCGCCCTCATCGTGGATCAAGTGCTCTGCATTTGGAGATACACTCTCAAGTACGATACCAGCACCCTTTTTGATTGGAATGTTTACGCTTGTACCCATAACGCCTTTTTGAGATTTTGCAAAGTATGTGTCAAATGCAAAACTCGGAGCAACCTTGATTTGGTTGATGATTGCAATCATTGATTGCAGTGTGAAAAGTTTAAGAATATCTTTCATAGTGCCTTCCTTATTTCAAGATGATTTTGTTGTCGAAAAGAGTTGCTCTTAGAGCCTCTTCAAAGCCGCTTAGGTTGTGCTCAACCACAACACCGCTTACCAGTACATTTGCAGTGCTTGTCGTTTCGATGTAATCGCAAAGCACACCGTTTGCGTTCCATACGCCTTTGTCTTCCCATTTTGCTGGGTCGCTTCCAGGTACTGCGGTGTTTGCGTCTGCAAGACTCTCCCAAATATGTCCGAGATGATAAACCTCCTCAGCCGTATCGTATGAACCAGCTGCATAAGCAGGTATTGTTTGAGTAGTGAAAGTTACTCCTCCATCATTGCTTGATAGAAGTGTTCCGATGTCAAGCGTTGCGTCTTCCGGTACTGTTACCGTTGCGTTTACACTTAAAGCCTTTGTGATAACCACATCGCTGTGTTTTAATCCCATTTTTTCCATGAGGTCTCCTTTTATTTAGTGTTGCCGGTTGCAAGTGCTACGACATCAATGCCATCACCTTGACCGCTTTTGTTTGCAAACATATTGCTTCCCGGTAAATCTTTTTGCTCTTTTTGAAATGACAAAAATTGCGCAAAGCCTTCAGGGTCTTGCTTGCAGTATTTAACTGCCCATGCTTTTTGATCTGCACCTATTTTGTTTGCGGCAATTGCTGCCTCAACTTTGGTCTCTGCTAACTGCTCTTTGAGCTTTTCGTTTTCAGTTGCAAGGTCTGCATCTGCTCCGGTTTGGTTCGCAGCATCTCCATCTTTTGCATCAGGTTTTTTCTGATCTTCAGTGTTTGCTGGATTTTTCTCTTTGTCCATGTCTTTCTCCTTTTGGGTGTTTTTGTTGGCGTGAACTTCTCCTAATTCATCGAGAAACGGCGTGTTTGTCAATGCAACGGAATGCAGTTTGATTCCGATATAGGCATTTGTTTTGTTGTCAAAACTATCAAAAACATAAACTGGCGAGACATACTTGTACTCTCCGTTTTTGATGTACTCGGCGGCTTTTTCCGTCCAGGTGATTTTTGCGAGCAGTTTGTCACCTTCAATCATCAGCTCGCTAATCCATCCCGCAGCGGGTGCCTCAGTTCCGTATAGTGTTTGGTGTTCGTAATCGATGACGATTTCTGTCTTTTGTTTGTCGAAGTTCTCCTTTATGGTTTTTAGGTCTTCAGCCGTGATTTTAAACGAACCCGACGGATGACCGTGCCACTCCCCTACAACTCCTACAACTATTACAACTTCACTCTCTGAGCCCGCACTCTTTGGGCTTTCCTTGAGAGGGAAGATTGTGTTTGAATACAAAGTATTTCTCATTCTCACTCCTCTTCTAAAATTTCAACTTCATCCTCAAACAACACGGCAGAGAAGTTTCTGACATAAACACTCAAATAACCTTGATTGGTTACCCCGTCAAAAATCTTCTTTGCAGCAATGAGTTTGATGCTTCCGCTATTGCTAAAACTTCTATCAATAAGGCTTTTGTCAACCTTTTCCATAAAATCTATGAGCTCATGTCTGCTTGCCTCCCTGTATTTTTCTGCCTTGCTCGCCGTTGAACCGACAATATAAAGGTTCCACCGACACTCTTTTTTATAAGTGTCGATGACCTCGTCACCGTCATAATCAATGAAAATGACCGGAGCGGATTTAATACAACTCTCAAGACGCTCAGGGTCGTCGAACTCTCCGAGATAGGCTCTTACAGATTCGGGCGACTCAGTGAGCGTTTGTAGATGTTGTTTGAGCTCGTTTTCAAATACTGCAACCATTACAACTCCCGAATTTTTGCGCCATTTTTACATTTACATTGTCGGCATATCTATTAAGGGTTTTTGCTCAAGCAGCGTAATCGTAGATTTGAGCCGCCGCCTTTTCAAAAGCATTTGTCTGAAAAATAAGAATAGATTTAAGAAAAGCCTTTTGCCTAAGATGTCGCCAAAAGTTAAATTTATGGAGGTAACAAATTATGATACCAGCACTCGCAAGTTTAATACCAACGCTTGTTAATAAAGGGCTTGAGCTGTTTGATAAAAAATTTGAGTCAGATGGAGAAAAGGCTGAAAAGGCAAGAGAATTTGAAAGGTATCTACAAGAACAAATCCATGTTGCATGGAATGAAGAGCAAAGACAACTTACTGAGCGACATAAGAACGATATGCAGTCAGATAGCTGGTTATCTAAGAATATCAGACCGCTTGTACTTGTCTATCTAATGGGTCTATTTACGCTGGCATTTTTTAATGATGTGCCTCAGCAAGTATTGCAAATGCTGCAAGACCTTTTAATGACCTCGTTTATGTTCTATTTTGGCGCAAGAACCATTGAGAAAGTCGGAAAGATGATGACTGCCGGCGAAAAAGGTGGGATAGTTAAATGGAGCAAGTAATCGCTTATCTGCCGCTTTTAAATTTTGTGATCGTCTTTTTGGTGATACCCGTTTGGAAGCTAATCCAAAACTCGCAAAAGACTATCGAAAAACAGCAGCAAGAAATTGAGCAGCTTAAAAAAATTGTCAAGCAACAAAGCGAAGAGCTAAAGCTGCTGCGGGCGATTGTGTTTAAGCATTTGCCACCAGACGACTTTAAGCAATTTATGCTGGAGATAGAAAAATGACCGCAGAACTACTCCGAAAGCTTGGAAACATAGCAGCCGTTGGAACTATCAGCGAGGTTGTTGAAGCTAAAGCCCTGGTCAGGGTGACGCTACTTGATAGGGTGACTGATTTATTGCCGGTGCTGATGTTTGCAAACTCTTTTAAAAAGCATTTTGTGCCGCTTCGAGTCGGAGAGCAAGTGATTGTCATTTCTCCATACGGTGAGGCAAGTAGCGGCTTTGTGATCCGTGGTATTTTTAATCGTGGATGCAGAGAGCCCGAGCTTGCAAATGACACGACCGAGGTCATAGAGTTTGAAGACGGCACGGTTGTTTTGTATGACACAAAAGCAAAAGTTCTTTTTCTTAATTGCGTGCAAGACATCAAAGTGGTTGCCGGAGGGAAAATAGAGATTAAATGCCCGTCGGTAAGTATTGAAGGCAATGTCAATATCGTCGGCAATTTAAAAGTAAGTGGAACGATTGAGGATGTAAAAGGAGACTTGACATCACACAATCATCCCGACGCATCTGCAAGGTAAAGGCAAATCATGTACCAAGTAGGAATTGCAGAGTCAATCAGCAGAATACTTGAAACGCCTATCGGTACAAGAGTGATGCGTCCTGAGTTTGGAAGTAGGCTCCATGAGCTTATCGACAAACGAATGGATGAAAAGTGGAAGCTTGATTTTGTGCGCTTTACTGCTGAAGCGATTGACAAGTGGGAAAAACGAGTGAAGCTCACCGATGTCGAGCTTCGCAAATTAGAAGACGGCAAGGTTTATTACACATTGCACTTTGACAATGGAGAGGAGATTGAGCGTGAATTTATCGGCGTTGCCTAAACCGGCAGTAATTGAAGAGCTCGAATATGAGACGCTTCTTGCTCAAAACATAGCTCAAGTTCAGCTTATCTTCCCTGCGTGGAAGCCTATTGAGTCAGATGACTGGATGGTGCTTATCGAAAGCTTTACCTATAAAGAGATGTTTCTTAGAGCGAGAATAAATGAGGCTATCAAAGCAATGCTGCTGCCTACTTCGACCGGAACTGACCTTGACAACTTTGTTGCCGGTCTTGGAGTTGAGCGTCTGCCTGGTGCTTATCCTTATGCGCAATATGAATTTGAGCTCAGTCGCATTTCATCCTCAGATGTAATTATTCCAGCCGGTCTGTCTTTAATCAGTGATGATGGAGCGTTTAAAAGCCGTTTAAAAAGCAATTTAACGATTGTTGCTGGACAGATAAAAGCCGTCGGAGTTGTCGAGCTTGAGTCATTTATTGAGTTTGATGCTGCCAAAACAGAGAACATCACAACGCCTTTGCCCTATGTACTTAAAGCCAAATCGCTTGATCCGTTTGCAAATGGAAGCAGACCGGAGAGTGACGAGGAATTGCGTGAGCGGTATCTTTTGTCTCTTTCAAGATTTAGCACCGCCGGAAGCATTGGAAGTTATATATATCACTCAATGAGTGCTGATGAGCGTGTTGATGATGTAAGTGTCGTCTCTCCCTCTCCAGGTGTTGTTAATGTTTATCTTGCTTCAGCTGATGGAGTAGATGAGCAAATGATTGATCGTGTCGAAGCTGCTTTGAACCATGAGAAGGTGAGACCTCTGACGGACACTGTTAATGTGGCTGCTGCAAATCCGGTCAACATTATTATCAATGCGTCAATAACTGTTTTTGATCTAAGTCGTGCTGTCAACATAGAGAGCATGATTAGAACCAATTTAAACCGCAGATTTAGAATAAAACAAAACCTCACGCTCTCGGACATCATAAGAAGTTGTCATGTTGACGGAGTTTACAAAGTTGTCATAAATGAACCGACAAGCGATGTTATTGCAACGGCAGCAGATGTCATCATTATCAACGAAGTTCAACTCTCTTTTGAGGTGATTGCATGACGCTATTGCCTCAAAATGAAAGCTCGACACTTAAAGGGCTTGATAGTGTTTTTGAGAATGCTTCAACGCTTGATATTTCAGGAGTCACGATACTGCCTCAAGATGCAAGGGCTGAACTACTCCCATATCTTGCCCACATGCTTGATGTAAATATTTCGGGACTTTCTGAGACAGAGAGCAGAGCACTGATTGCAAATGCAATCGAAATACACCGCTATCAAGGGACACTTTACGCAGTGAAAAAAGTATTGCTGTCGGTGTTCTCTGAAGCCGAGATTTTAGAGTGGTTTGACATCAACGGTGAGCCCTACACTTTTAACGCAAAAGTGACCATAGGAGTATCGCTTGATGCCATTTTTGACGCAAAGAAGTTTGAGAAGTGCAGAGAGCTTATTAACTCTGCCAAAAATGCCCGCTCGCATTTTCTCAACTTTTATGTAGAGCTGCCAAAAAGTAAAGGTCTTCTTGGATGTGATACCGGCTTAAACTGGATGACTGAAACATCGGGTCAAACAGACCTCAAGCAGAGTTCGGGCGGTGCTTTAAATAACTACTGGGGGGCAGCTTATGTTGATGGATCACGGCTAACAATGACAAAAAAAGATAACGCAAAGGCTGACCTTTCTATTGCATGTGCAAGCGTGCAAAGAGTCGAAAGTCAAAGAGACCTCTTGCTCCATAAGAGCACGGGGTTTGAATTTAACGCAATAGGAGGAATTACATGGCGAATTTAACCGCCGTACCAACTAACCAGGGTATCGGCATTTTAAACACTGAGCTGAGAAATCAGGTTACTAAGTTTGTGCTCATTGGTGCAACCAATTACACGAACGCAACGCTTGACGCAATCTTAACCGACACCGAGGTCGTGACTTATGCCGACATTCAGGGATATGTTTTTTATCACGGTGTCGTTGAGACTGCATATTTTGATGATGAGGGCGTGCTTACTTTTGAGCTACTTTTGCCACTCGAGGAGGACTTGCAAAAATATACTTTTGCGGTAGGTCTTGTCTCGACTGACAATCAGCTAGTAAGTATCACACCGACTCCAAAGATAGTGCTTATCTCAGGTGTCGGCGGCACATTTGTCGTCAAGGTGGCGGTAAAGGGTAGTCCTGGAGTGATTGTCTTTAAAAATAGCGAGTATGTGACACCGGCTGAGCTCTTGAACCATAAGCAAAATGTTTTGAGACCAGTTGTCGCAAACGCAACAAACTATTTTGATTTGACAAATAAACTAATTGATAAAGGAGTAATCGATGTTAACAACTGAAGAGTTGAACCTGGCAATTGAAGAGTTGCTCAATAAAGCAAGGGATGTTTTCAATAAGTATGACGGGGCTTTCGCCGCAATCGGAAATCAATCGAGCGCAGCGGTGCAAGGATTAAACACTTTGCAATATGAGCTTATGTCTGAGCTGCAAGAGCTGGCAAATGGTGTCGGTCTTGAGCATGAATGGAACGGCACATCAGTCCGCTTCAAGCAAAATGACGGCACTTGGGGTCAATGGGTCAATCTTCAAGCGGCTTCAAGCTTTGATTATGAAGAGACCACAAATCCTGGCATAGATGTCAACCCGACCAACTTGCATGCAAAATGGCTGAATTTGACAACTGCTGAGCTTTTTATTTGTACGGACAATACTGCCGGTTCAAATCTATGGACTGGAAGCAATGGCACAACCATTCAGCCAAATCAGTTGCCGTCCAATCCTACAAATACATTTCCGGCGACACTGTACAACAACCAAACATATTCGCATACATTTAGCGGATCAACTGATGCAGACGGTACGGTAACGCATTACATCGTGGATCAAATATCAAGTGGAAACCTTACTGTCGCAACTGCTGAAGTTGCTGCCGGCTCTGCCCATGTGTTTACGGTTGGAAGCGTAACAACGGACGAGACGGTAACCTTTAGGGTTCGTGCAAAAGACAATTACGGCTCTTACAGTGCCGGAATAACAGTCACGGCTCAACTGAAGCTCTCAAGCATTGGAGTGCCTGGAGGCGTTGGATTTGGTGTCGGTGTTGCACCTGATACACTTGTAACAGCTTTCGGACTGACTCCGATGACCGGATACAATGATCCAACTCATGCAAACTTTGGAAACTATACTGATGCTTCAGGCTCAGTTATGGTTTATATCCCAAAACACTATGTGAAGCTTTCTGTCAATACCGCCGCCCCGTACAATGGCTTGCAAGTTGACATCAGCGGCTCTGCTCAAGCTGGATACAGCTTACCGAGATGTTTTGTCAATAACGGTGTAGAGGTTGCCGGTATTTTCGTTGATAAATACCTTGGAGGCAAAGAGGGCACGGTGATGGTTTCTAAGCGAAATCTTGATCCAGTGAGTACGAATAGCGCACACAATCCAATTACGGCTTTGACTGCAAACTCTCAAGCTCCAGCGGCTACTTATGAGGGTATGTATGCAGCGGTTAAGACGAGGGGTGCAAACTACTCGCTCACGACAATCTTTACCTATACGATGCTTGCCAACCTTGCAGACGCTCATTATCAAGCGTGCTATCGCAACAACAACTTTGCTCCGTGTGCATGGGCTGATATTGAGCCTTACCAACCGAAAGGGTGCAACAACAATGCTCTCAAGGATGTAAACGACGCAAATGTAGTTTATACGACTTCAGGATATAGCAACTGTGGTCTTACCGGCGGAGTGACCGATGCCGTATTTGCAAAAATTGCTCATAACGGTCAAAAGTGCGGCGTTGTTGACCTAAACGGAAATATGTGGGAAGTTGCAGCGGGATACATTACGAGCGCAGCTGGAGCTCACTTGGTGCTCAAAGAGAGCATTGATGTCAAGAACCTCACTGCGGCGGTAGCCTATACAACGACGAATTACGATGCACTTACTATGCCTCTGACATTGAGCAATACTCAAGTTGGTTTTGGCAATGGTACAAATGAGTTTTTCAGCGGCGATACCGTCAGAACAAACAACGCTTATCGCCTCGACAATCTTGGCTTGCCTCTTAATGACAATGCTGTCAGTACGAGCGGCACAAACAGATTTGGGCAAGACGGTTTTTGGCGATACCAGGTGAACGAAATGTGTCCGGTTGTCGGCGGCAGTTGGGACAATTCCGGTCTGTCCGGCGTGCGGGCTCGGGCTTTGGCTAATGTTCGCTCGGGCTCGAGCTACAGTGTGGGCGGGCGTGCCTGTTTGGTGCCTTCCGTAGCAGGGTGACAACCCTGCGAATCCTAAAATAAAGGAGAGTCATGACAGTTGATGCGGAGACTGCATTTGTCAGAAAATACATTGATTTTCTCAAGCAGTTAAATCTCTATCTCAACCATTTTCCGAGGCATGAAAAATATGCTCTTTGCCAGTCAATCAGGCAAGACGCTTACAATGTCTTTGACTTGATGGTTGAGGGTCAAAAGAGATATTACAAAAAGACCTCTTTGTCAAATATGGATGTTCAATTTGAGCAGCTCAAGGCAAAGATTTTGTTGGCGTACCATCTTGGATATTTTGAGTTCAAGGATGGAAAAACGGATGAGAAAAACCCAACGACCATGAGCGAGAAGCGTTTTGCGGTTCTGTCAAGAATGGCTGATGAGCTCGGTCGGATGATCGGCGGGTGGATTAAAAAGGTAAAAGAAGAAAATCAATGGTAACACCATCAGGCACCATACGATTATGTTTGTGTCCGATTGTCGGCGGCAATTGGAACAATTCCGGTCTGTCCGGCGTGCGGACTCGGAATTTGAATAATGTTCGCTCGAACTCGAACAACAATGTGGGCGGGCGTGACTGTATATCCTCGTACTTCAAAAAGTGGATCGACAGGGATATGGTGTCTGGCTTTTTAGCGAAATATTTAAGAACCTCGATTGTGGTAGGCGCAGCTGAAGCTCTAAAGGGAAAACATTTGAAGCGTTATGGAAATCTATACGACGAAGTGATAAGTAGCGAGAACTTGTTTCATGCGTTCAGGGAGTCAAAAAACAATAAGCGGAATAAAAAGACCGTTTATCAGTTTGAGCTCAACTTTGAAAAAGAGATGGGCGACTTGATAATTGAGCTGAAAAAAGGAACTTATACACCGAGACCGTACAACAAATTTATAGTTTATGAACCAAAAAAGAGAGAAATCTTTGCTCCAGCATTTAGAGATATTGTGGTGCAGCATGCGTTGTATAGAGTGGTTTATCCTATCTTCGAGAGAGGCTTTATCACACAGTCACACGGATGCAGAAAATATCATGGGTGTCAAAGTGCAAGTGATTACTTACAAACAGTCATGAGAGAGTCAGACCCTGAGAGCTACTTTCTCCAGCTGGATATTAGGAAGTATTTTTACTCATTTGATAGAGCTGTTTTAAGGCAGCTGCTTGAGAAAAAAATCAAAGATAAGGCGGTCGTTGATTTGTTGATGCAGTTTGCCAACTATGACTCTGACAAGGGCGTGCCTATCGGTAACTTACTGTCTCAACTGTATGGGTTGATTTATCTCAACCCGCTTGACCATTTCATCAAGAGGGAACTTAAGGTGAAAAATTATGTCAGGTATGTTGATGATTTTGCCCTGGTTGGTTTGACGCTTGAGCAGTCAAATGAGTATTTATCACGGATTACTGAATTTCTCAAAGGTGAGCTTGGTCTTGAGCTTTCAAAAGTTACAAGAGCCAAAATCAAAAGAGGCATTAACTTCGTTGGTTATCGCACTTGGCAATCTCATAAGCTTGTCAGAAAGTATGCGATGCACAAATTTAGAAGAGCGTGCAAAAAAGAAAAAGTGGAGTCTATTGCGAGCATGCTTGGTCATGCGAAAAACACGCAAACAATTCCCTATTACAAAAGAATCTTGGAGGAGTGCGACATGGTTCAAAAGTTACCCACAAAAATTCAAAGGAGTCTGACATGAGATATTTTAGTTTTGTTGACGAAAAGACAAGCGACACAACGCTGAGCTTGGTTTATCACAACTTGCCAAATGACAAAATCAAAATCTATCCGACCGCAGAGGGCAAGGTTTGCTCGGTTGACGGTACGGATGACGAAATCTTGGAGTGGCTCGATGCTCAAGTTGTTGAAATGACTGACATCGATGTTGCTACTTTTACGCTTGAAAAATCACAAAGTGAGCAGTGGATGCTCGAGTGGCAGTTTATGAAAAAACAGCGAGCTCACGAGCTTACAAGCGCAACCGTTGTCGTGAACTCTATTGAGTACGATGCTGATGAGATTGCAATGGATAGGGTTGACCGTATCCTTACACTGGCAAATTGGAAATTCAATCAAGCCGTTGCCGCAGGTGCGACACCGGTTGAAGCTTATGCAGCTGTTTACAAGACAACTGTTATTTGGAAGGGCAAAGATAACGAGTTCCACGACATTCAAATCGAAAGCCTTGCTAAAGCTCAAGAAGCGGCAATCAATAAAATGAAAACCGTTTGGGAGAAATACGAATGAAAGTAGCTTTTTACAAAGTCACTCAGCAAAATGCAACCGCTCTTGACAAAGTGATTGCTTGGTGGACGAGTGATTTTAAAGAAAAGTTTAACGGTGGCTGGAAGCTCGGATACTCTCATACTGAGATTGTTTTCTCGGATGGAGTGATGATTTCATCATCTCCAAGAGAAGCGACAGTTAGAGCCAAAGAGCATACGATCAACACTGAAGCATGGGATTATATTGATGTTTCAGGCTTGGACGAGTCAACTGCCCGGGTATTTGCCGAGACACAGCTTGGTAAGTCTTATGACTGGTTCGGTGTTTCAGGCTTTGTTGTGGCGGTCAGGGATAATGAGTCAAAGTGGTTTTGCTCAGAGCTCTCAAGCCGAATACTTCAAATCGCCGGTTGCGTCAAATTAGGTGAGTTTAATCCAGGGCGAATAAGCCCAAATAGACTCTATAAACTACTTCAAAGGAGATAACATGTCATCAAATTACGGTGTAAATACCATCACAACGGTCAACGCTGCGAGACCAATTAAAATCGCAAGCTCCACTCCAATTGGTATCGCTGCGACAGCGTTACTTGACATAAACAATACGGCTGATGCTGCAATCATTGCAGAGCTTACAGAAAATAGCGGTCTTTTGTATTATGGAAGCCCTGACGAAGCTCTTGAGGTATTCAGCGAGAACCTCGGAACGGTTCGCAATGCTCTTGATGGTATCGTGGATCAAAATGTAAATTGTCCGGTTGTTCTCTCAATCGTTCAAATCACTGCGCTACAAAAAGCAGCTGGAGAGCCGGAGGAGTTTTACTCTGAGCCTGAGATTAAAAGTGACATTATCACTGCAATCGGAGCTCTGAGAAAATCGTCTGCAAGATTTGGCGTTAAACCAAACTTGCTAATTGCTCCATACTTCTCACATAACCTTGATGTCAATGCTGAGCTTAAAGCGGTTGCAGACGGACTTCTTGCAACTGGTATCATCGATCTAAATGCAGACGATGAGGCTGACGCAAATACAAAGATTGCAAACTACGGCACAAAACGCCTTTTGATTTGCGACCCGTATGTCAAGGTTTGGGATACGGTTGCAAGTGCAGCGGCTTATGAGCCTATGTCTGCAAGGGTAGCGGGTATGATTGCACGAACTGACAGTGAGGTTGAGTATGGATGGGCTGACAGCTTCTCCAATAGAGTTGTAAACGGCATCAGCGGAACAAAGCGTGATGTTGAGTTTACTCCAGGGCAAGAGTGTGAGGCTGATCGCTTGAGAACCAAAGCGGTAACAACACTTATTCGTTATCAAGGCTTCAGAGCATGGGGCGGCGAGACGACTGATATTGACCCGATTTGGCAAGACCTTACAAGAGTGCGTGTATTCGACCGTGTGTGTGAAGCTGCCCTTGATGGATTGTTTTGGGCGATTGACCGTAGAGCTGACATTCTAAAAAGTGCAAAAGACTCGGTTGAGCAAATGCTTCTAGCTCTAAAAGGTTCTCAAGTATTGCTCGGCTTTAATGTGTACTGGGATCCAAACAAGAACACCAGGGCGAACATTACAGCCGGTAAGTTTTACATGGTTGCTGAGATGCAAAACATGCCTATCGTCAAGCGTCTTGAGGTCAACTTCAGTTATGTTGATAAATACGCTGATGTTCTCATCAAACAAATTTCATAAAAGGAGTAGATCATGGCTGATGTAAGAAAATCACAAACAATCAACGGAGCGGTAGTTTATGTTGAGGGAATGGGCTTTGTCGGTACAACCTCAGAGGTTGAGCTTCCGGCAATCGAGTTCGAGACATTTGAAGGGAACGGCGGCGTTTACAAAAGAGACATCAATACTTTGATGCTCAAGGCATTGACAACAAAGCTAAAGTTTAGCGAATACAACAAGGTTCTTTATGAGAGCTTAGGCAAACATGGGACGGAAGAGACAAGCATTTATGTCAAATGGAATGTCACCGGCAAAAAAGGAAACTTCTCTCATGTCGCAACCTTCAGAGGCGAGATTAAGAAATTTGAGTCTCCAAAGGTCGAATACGGCAAAGAGACGGCGGTTAGCATAGAGCTGGCTTGCTCATTCTATAAGCTCGAAGAGGACGGCACGACTCAGCTGCTTATCGACCTTGACGCTTATGTGTGTGAGATTGACGGCAAAGATGTGTGGCAAGAGCTTCGAGAAAACATTTTATAAGGAGTAAACAGTGAAAAAAATTACTATTAACGGCAAAGAAGTAACGGTTAGAGAGCCAAAAGTGCGAGATATGCGTGCAGTTGCACATCATGCAAGCGAAGAGGACAAAGAGGTGCATTTGATTGCAAATCTTACTGGCATGAGTGTCGATGAGATTGACGACTTAGGTATTCAAGATTATAAGAAGCTACAAAAAGAGTTGCATGATTTTTTGGCTTAATTGGCGTGCCGTGGAGCGATATGCTCATCGGCATAGCTTCTTTGGGCAATATGTTTAATCAAGGGTATTGCGACTCTCTTGAGATGTTTGTTTCGGACTTTGTAGTTCTTAACAAAATGGCTCAAGATGAGATGGTTAGAAGAGCTGAGGGTTAAATAACCCTCGCTTTAAACGGTGTTTAAACAGTTGACAAAAGGTGTTTTATTAGCTGTTTACAGACCGTTTTATAAGAGTATTGATGATTTTATAGAAAAGTGGAATAAAGAAAAAAAGACTAAAGCTGAGCGCAAAAGGCAGGTTGTAATCTGTCTTACCGCTCCAGTAAATATTTACACCAACGGTTAAAAATAGAGAAAGGATAAGAGATGTCATTGAAAGAGATGGGACTTGGTATCGTAATTGGAGCAGCTGTTTCATCATCTTTTAAATCCTCAATTGGTACTGCAATTAATAGCATAGGTGGACTTAAAGAAAAGATAAATGGACTCAACTCTCAAAGGGTTGAGCTTCGTAAAATGGACACTGAGTCTTCAAAAATTGAACTTAGAAAAGTTAATGCGGAGCTTCTAAAGCTTAAAAAAGATGCAATTATTCAGCTGAAATTTGAGACCAAAAAAGAAGAGCTTTTGGCTCAGAAAAATGCTATTTTGGGAGTGCTTGGAACTGCAATGGTTATCAGGGCTCCTATTATGGCTCAAATGCAAGTCGAGCAAGCTCAGGGCGAAATATCATCTCTTGGAATTAATGAAGCTGGCATCCAAAAAATTACAAAAGCCGGTCGAGAATTTAGCAATCAATTTGCCGGTACAACTACAGCAGATTTTATCAAAGCAAGCTATGACATTAAATCCGGTATCGCCTCTCTATCCGATGAGGGTGTTGCAAAATTTACTAATTTAGCAGCTATGACGGCTACTGCAACAAAGGCTTCAACGGCTGAGATGACGAAGTTATTTGCGCTTGGTTATGGAATTTATAGAGATCAATTTAAGAGCGACTTTGATTTTGGTGAGAAATTCAGTGCAGCAATCTCTACCTCGGTTATGGCATTTAGAACGGATGGTGTTGACTTAAGTACCGGCTTATCAACTCTTGGTGCAGTCGCAACAAAATTTGGCGTTAGTCTCTCTGAGCAGCTTTCTATTATAGGAAATGCCAAAGGTGCGTTTAACTCTGCATCTGAAGCCGCAACCAGTTATCGTGCGTTCTTGATGAATGTTGGAAAAGCTCAAGAGAAGCTCGGAGTCCAAATGACAGACTCAGAGGGCAAGATGCTTCCTATGTCTCAAATTCTTGAAAGTTTAAAAGATAAGTTTGGAGACTTGCAAAAAGTTGAAAACATGGACAAGCTCAAAGAAGCTTTTGGAAGTGATGAAGCAGTTAAGATCGTGACCGCTCTTATTGATAAAACAAAAGATTTGACAGCGAGCCAAAAACAGATTAATGATGAGATGGAAAAAGGCACCAGCATTACAAAACAAATGGCTGATGCAATGCAAAGAGGCAAGGGGTTTGAACTACTTGGTCAGCAAATTGGAAATCTCGGAGCGAGCATAGGCAAAATATTTATGCCGGCAGCGACTTTACTTGCAAGCGGTATCGGCGTGATGGTAAACGGCGTTGATGGTTTTATCAATACATTTCCAGTTCTTAGCTCTGTTATCGGCGGTGTTGCAATGGGATTCTTTGGACTTGTCGCAGTCATTAAAATTGCTACGATAACAAAAACACTTTTCCAAATGGCAACAATTGTTTTGAGGGGCTCATTGCTTGCTCAAATACCGGTCGTAAATGGTCTTAGGCTCGCTTTTAACAGATTGAGTCTCACAAAGATGCTGACATCCGCAAAAACATCAGCGTTAACACTTGCGACAAATGCGGCGACTTTTGCGCAAACTTTATTTGGTGCTCAAACAAGAGCTGCTGCAACATCAAACATTTTAATGGCTGCATCACTTGTAAAAACAAGACTCGCACTAACTGCTCAAAGCCTTTGGGCTTCAAGAGCAGCGATTGCAACGAGAGCTTTAGGGTTTGCAATTCGTGGCGCATTGATTGCAACTGGTATTGGAGCTCTTTTTGTAGCACTTGGCTTGGTTGTTGAGCATTGGGACAAAATCAAAGTTTATGTCGGTCAGTTTGTGAATTGGATGGGTGGCATATGGGATAGTTTTAAATCAAAGGTCGTTGAAACTGTCAGACCTATCGGTGATTTTTTTACATCGGTATTTAATGGAGTGGCATCTGTTTTAAGCACAATATTTAATCCAGTGGTTCAAGTATGGGGATTTGTTATCGGCGGCGTTGCTCAGTTCTTTGCGACAATATTTAATCAAGTAGCCTCTTACATCGGGAATATTTTTAACGGGGTTGTCTCATTTTGGCATGATACTTTTGGAGCATTCTTTGGATGGGTTGGTGAGAAATTTGCGTGGGTAGGAAACATGCTGTCTGACGCTATGAGCGGACTTTCAAAAGTAGCTGGGTTTTTAGGGTTTGAGGATGATAAAGATACGAAAAAAACCGTAAAGCTCACAAACAACACTCAGAATAACGAAGTCCTCAAGAAAGATGTAAAAATCAATGAAACCTATAAACCAGCCGCTATGCCAGCATTTAAGCCGGTCGCACTATCAGAGCCGAAAAAACAAAGTATAAAACCAGCAAACAACACTGAGGTAAGTGCTGGAGGCGGTTCATCTGCTGCCAAAAAAACTGCGGCTGCTGTTATGATCGGAGGCTCTCTCGTTGCTGCACCTCAAAGTATGCCAGCAAGTACCGTAATGCCTAAGACTCACATTGCACCGGCTACACAAACAGCTAAAGAGTCAAAGTCCCCACAGCAGTATAAAATTGATGTCACTTTCACCGGAGACATCATCGTCAAAGCTACTGACGGTAAAGTGGTCGAAGCCGGGCAGTTAAAAAGCAATCTTGAAGACCAGGTTAGAGTTGCTCTTTCAAGGATTAAAGACAGTGCAAAAAATAGAAGTTTTGAAGACGAGGTGATTTGATGTTTTACGCAATGATAGGAGAGTATCAGCTGGAGCTCACGAAGCATCAGCTTGATGAACTTTCATACTCACTTGAGTTTGGTTGGAAAAAGATTGATCGTCTTGCAACGCTACCGGCTTTTCAGTCTGTCAATGAATATTCGGAAACGATAGAGCTCAAGGCTTCTTTGATTATGCAAAAGCAAAGCGTGCTTGATGAGTTCATACAGACCGCAAAAGAGAAAAAGCCTCTTTTTATGGTGCTTGGATACGGCAAGGTAATCGGAAATGTATTGGTGCAGTCTATTCAGGTTACAAGTAGAGATTTTGTGCGAGACGGCAAGGCTGTCAAGCGTGATGTCTCAATCTCACTGGCAAGGTATTACGATGCTTAGATATATAGCAAATGATGGCGACAGATTAGACAAAATCATTTATGACAATTACAAGACGCTTGATGTTTTTAAGTCGGTTATGGATGTTAATAAACATATATACGGCAAGACAACACTTGATGCTGGAGATATTGTCTATCTCCCGACAATAGAAAATCAAATCAAAGTAAAAGAGCTTAAATCACTATGGAATTGACACCAATTTTCGCCATTCAGGCAAACGGTACCGATGTTACCGGTCATATCGCCAAGAACCTTATTGATTTACAATTTAAAGATGAGGACGGCAATGTTAGTGATGAGCTGACAATCAATGTTTATGGAGACTTCCAGCGTCCAAAGTATCAAGATGAGCTCAAGCTTTGGCTTGGCTACAAAGAAAGCGGTGTTTTTTATTGCGGTCTCTTTAAGGTGCAGACCAGCGAGCGAACCGACAACCATATACTCAAAATAACTGCAACCGGTGCGGACTTTGGTGACTCTATAAAGCAAAAGAAGAGTCGAAGCTTTGAGAAGATGAGTGTTAAGGCTTTGTGCGAGCAAATAGCATCTCACAACGGTCTTACGCTTAATAGTGACTATGATGATGTCTTCATCTCTCATCAGGCTCAAAACAATGAAAGCGACTTGCATTTTTTAAAGCGACTCGCTGGAGAGCTTAATGCGATTTTTAGCATAAAAAATAATGTCCTGGTCTTTCTGAAGAAACAAAAAGACGGCAAAAAGAATGATGCGCTCCCTGAGTTCTTTATTGACGCAAACAAAGTCTCAGGTCTTACCATAAAGCACTCAAATAAGCTTTTGTACTACTCTTGCAAAGCTGTTTGGCACGACACAAAAGACAATGTAAAAAAGGAGGTTGTTGTCGGTTCAGGTGCTCCTCAATTAGTCCTCGAGGGAAGCTTCAAGGATAAAGCAGACGCAAAGATAAAAGCAGAGGCGAAGCTTCAAAAAGCAAATCAAGGCATAAAATCAGGCTCATTCTCATGTGCTGGCGTTGAGATATATGCCGGAGGCAAGTTAACTCTATCAAATACATTAGGAGGTGAAGACGATGAAACTTACAGCATAAAAAGCGTGAGCCACACATTTTCGTCAAGTGGCTGGGAAACATCCGTAGAATTTGAAAACTAACTAAGCGAGAAGCAGCCACACCCTCAACTCCTCATGGCTGCTTTGACTATATCGGCATTTGCGCCGTTAATCTTTATCAATGAGGAGTACACATGAACACTACAAATAAACATCTCAAGGCACCTTTCGGTTGGGTCGGCGGTGTAAGTCGAAGCTTGCAAAAGACATCGTTGCAGCAATGCCGGATCATAGGCTATATATTGAAGTCTTTGGAGGCGCATTAAATGTTCTTTATGCAAAACCAAAGCCTACCGGAACAAAGCAAGCAGAGGTCGTCAATGACATCAATGGAGACCTTATCAATCTGCATCGAATGATACAAACTCAGCCTCAAACACTTTCGTTCTATCTCAATAACATGCTTATAAGCCGTGCTATATTCGACGGCATCAAAAAAGGCTTTTATCGCCCACGCAATAAGATAGAGAGAGCGGCTTATTATTTTTACCAGTTGACTCAAAGCTTTGGCTCAAAAGGAGATAACTTTGCTATGTCTGCCAAAAGTAGAAAGCCTAAAAACATTTATAAAAGCTTTCAGGTGTGGAGCACTCGTCTCAAGATGGTTACTATTGAGAATATGAGCTTTGAAGAGCTAATCCGAACCTATGACAGCGATGACGCTTTCTTTTATTGTGACCCGCCTTATGTTGACACTGAGTCATATTATAAGAACACTGGAGGCTTTGGTCATGCAGAGCATGAGAAACTTGCAAGCGCACTGGCAAAAGCAAAAGGAAAGTTCCTTGTATCGTATAATGATTGTCAGCTGGTTAGAGAGCTATATAAGGAGTTCACTATCACAAAGACCAAAGAGATTGATTATACGCTTGGTGCTAATGTGTCAGGGGTTAAGAAAAGCGTTCAAGAAGTTTTTATAACTAACTATTAAATACCATTTAAACGGTGTTTAATTTTGCACATAGAATGAAAGTGTCCGACCCGTTTTAAAGGTTGGACTTTCATTTTAAATACAAAATACTATCATTTCAAATGCGGTTTTACAATGGGTGATAAAAAAGACTTCTTTAGTGCTGCTGCAAACCGACTTTATAATGAGTTATCGATCAAGACTAAAACCAAATATAAAAATGCTTCACCAGCGGTCAAATGGAAATTACTCATTAAAGCG